TTCGTAGGCGTCGCTCACGAGACCGTCTCAGGCACGTATGTCCCTCCGGTCCTCTACGTGCCAATCCAGAACGAAAGCCTGACGCGTCCGCAGGACACGATCTGGCGTCGTCCCATTCGACAGATGGTCGACGAGGCTGGTGCTGTTGCAGGCAACGCACGCGTCGAGGGCGACATTTCCATGGAGGCGCTAGAGAACGCCGTCGCGTATTTCATGTACACGGCGCGTGCAACGGCAGTGAAGGCAGGCACCACGCCGAACTTCACCTACACCTTCACAGGCAACACGCTCGCTATCCCTGCCAAGACGATGAGCATCACAGTCGTTCGTAACGGCCAAGTGCACGGCTACGTCGGATGCCTCGTGTCCAGCTTCACTTTCTCGATCTCGGACGGGCAGCTGATGTTCAACGTCAGCATCCTCGGGCGTGATGAGGCTTCGCAGACGCTCCCGACAGCAACATGGGGTACTGGCACTGCGTGGGTTCCGTTCGGTGCAGGTACTTACAACCTGCAGATTCCGACGTCAACGCAGGTGTTCGACACCGACAACTTCGAGTTCTCGGTCGACGACAACGCGGACCCGCAGTACCGCCTCATTTCCGCCGGCCAAGGAGCTCAGTTCGTCGCATACGGAGAACGATCCGTCGGCCTCACGGTCGATCGCGACTACGAGACGCGTGCTGACTACGACGCGTACAAGGCACTCACGGCACAGACGATCACGCTGCTCGCTACGAAGGGTGCAAACAACAACATTCAGATCGATCTCCCGGTGGCCATCAAAGACACCTACGAGATGGGCCTGAGTGGGCAGGGCGATCTGATTCGAGCGAGCGTCGCATACCACGGCGTCTACGATCCGACGACGAACGCCGGCTACAAGTTGACGGTGAAGTGCCAGCAGGACATCACGTAGTCCTAGGCATAACCGTTGCAGTACCCCTGTGGTCTTTGAGGTTAGCGAGGGCGCAGAGACTCAGGGAAAAGACAACAGAGACCGCGAGTTAGACGAGAAGCCAAGCCCCCGAAGACCACTACTACGGTTAATCGTCTAACTCGTGTCTTTTAGAAAAAACAACCACTGAGGGAGTGGTCATGGTAATTGCAACTAGTAACACTGCAGAAACGATCCGTAAGGATCTGAAGACGCTTCCAGGAGGATATGTCGTCCTTCGGCGTCTCACGTACGGCGAGAAGATCCAGCGTCGTGCGATGGTGTCCGGCATGAAGGTGCGCGGTGGAAGCAAGTCGCGGGACTTCGAAGGCGAGATGAACCTCGTCAACGAAGCAGCGACCATGTTTGACTTCCAGCGCTGCGTCGTCGAGCACAACCTCGAGGCCGAGCTGAAGGGTCCGATGGGTCTTGTCGAAGGTGACGAGGCTCCTGCACAGACTCGGCCGCTCGATCTCTCGAAGGCTGCCGACATCAAGCTCCTCGATCCACGCGTCGGTGAGGAGATCGACGGGTACCTCTCGGAGATCAACAACTTCGAAGAGGACGAGGAGGGGGAAGACTAGCCTCCGACATCCAGAAGGCGATCGTTATTCCACCAGGCGATCCGACAACCATCATGCCGGAGGCTTGGGAAGCAATTAGAATGACGAGGCTCTGTCAGGAGCTCCATTGCCTTCCGGGTCCAGGAGGTTTGAAGGATCAAGACGCACGCGACATCTGGTTGATGGAGCTGGTCCTTGAGGCAGATGTCGAACGTGCGAAGCGAGAGAAAGCAATGCATCCAGAAGGGAGGTGACCGATGGCGCTGAGCGGACGGGAACTGACGCTCGTGCTCCGTGCTCGAGACGAGGCGAGCAGGACGATCGGTCGCCTCTCTTCTGGTATGTCTAAGCTTGACCGTGACGCAACGCGGATCTCTAATCAGCAAGTCCGCGACTCACACCGTAACCTGCAGAGACTTCGTCGTGACGTACACGACATCGAAGAGGCCTATCAGCGTCAGACGCTTGCGGCTCGCGAGGCGTACTTCGCCAGCAAGAAGGATGCGACAGCTCAGCGTGCGTACCAGCGAGCGATGCTCGATGCGCAGCAGAACCGTGTCCAGATGATCAGTGACAACCGCATCTTGCGTCAGCAGCAGGAAGACTTCATCGATGCGCAGAAGGAACACTTGCGCCTCCTCTCTGAGGAACGAGATCGTCAGCGCTACCTAGGCCAGACGATGATGGCTCAGGGCACTGCTGCTATGGCAACTGGTGCTGCGCTGACCTACATGGGCGTTCGTGGTGTAGAAGCCTTCACCTCGAACATCCAGGTTGCGAAGGACTACCAGACGCAGGTAGCTCGCACTGCGACTCAGGTCGATAAGGCTGGAACGTCGATGAAGCAGATTAGCGACATCGGCAAGGAAGTCGCTAAGACTGTTCCTGTTGCGTTCGAAGAGATCCAGCCCGCTCTGTACGACATCTTCTCCTCGATCGATACAAGCACTAAGGGTGCAGAGGAGATTCTGAAGCAGTTCGCCAAGGACGCTGTTGGTGGCCAGGTCGACATAGCTACGGCTACCAAGGCCAACTTGGCGATCATGAATGCGTACAACCTCAAGGCGAAGGATTCTGCCGACGTCTCGGACTTCATGTTCCGTCTGGTGCAAAAGGGCGTCGGTACCTACGAGGACTTCGCTAAGGTCATTGGTCGTGTGATCCCATCGGCCGCTCGCGCTGGTCAAACGTACCAGACTGCCGGCGCGATGTTGGCGTTCATGACTCGAAACGGTCTGAGTGCCGCGATGGCTTCCTCGTCGGCAGCGAGGGCACTAGATGCCATCTCCAACCCGAAGACGGTTGCTAAGCTGGAAGAGATGGGCGTCACCGTCAAGGACATGCGCGGTGAGTTCCTCCCTCTGCCTGACATCCTTGACCAGATGGCGCAGAAGTTCGGCAATCTCACGAAGCCTGAATTGGCGTCGAAGTTGCAGGAACTCTTCAAGTCTTCCGGTGGCACAATTCAGGCTCGGCGCTTCTTCGACATGTACTTCAAGAATGCGAAGGAGTTCAACCAGCGCACTAAGGAGATGGGTGACACAGCTGGTCAGGCCGAGAAGGCTTTCAACCAGATGGCTGACTCTCCGCAAGCAAAGCTCCAGGAGCTGAAGAACAACTGGATGCTGTTGCGGATCGAGATTGGCGAAAACCTACTGCCAATCGCACTCAAGCTCGTCGACTGGGCCAATAGCCTGATCGATGCGTTCAACGGCCTCGATCCTGGAACTAGGAAGGCAATCGAACTGACGGCTGCCTTCTCTACTGTGCTGCTCACCTTGCTTGGTGTTCTGACTGTTGTCGGTGGTGCAGTCTGGGCGTTCAATGGCGCAATGACTGCTCTCGGCTTCAGTGCCGGTAAGGCAACTGGGAAGATTGCGGCCTTCTCCGCCGGTCTCGTTCTGATGGCCGATGGCTTCCGCCGAATGAGTTCAGCCGAGAGCGATAGCGAGCGTGACCTCGCAGGCTTCGAGCAGATCGCCGGTGGTGCGCTGTTGGGCTTCGCTGTAGGTGGACCGATCGGTTTGGCTCTTGGTGCTGGTGCTGGTGCCATTGCTGCTATCGGTTCCGAGATGAAGAACACTCAAGGCAAGGTTGAGTCTGCAATCGGTACCTGGCAAGCCTACGCTGACACGTTGAACGATGCAACTGCAGCGACAACCGAGCAGACCAAGGCGATGGTCTACGACAACCTTGTTAAGGCGAACGCGTTCAAGACGATGGAGCCGCTTGGTGTCAGCTACCGTACGATCACCAACGCTATCGCTGGACAGACCGGTGCGCAGAAGACCATGAATAAGGTGCTCGGTGAGGCGCAGACGGAGATTGAGCGTCTCCAGGCGAAGTCTGACTCCTACTACGGTCAGCCGATGATTCAGGCGTACTACCAGCAGAAGATCGGTCTTATTCGTGAGGCTGTTGCTGCGTACAAGAATGAAGGCGGTGCGATTCAAGAAGCGATTAGCAATGAGCAGAAGCGTATTGCTGTCCTGAAGGGAATCCCAAAGGAAGTCGTTACGCACTTTACTCAGGTCGGTCTGCCTAAGAACATGAAGGACCTAAAGGCTCTTCAGAAGGAGTACGATCTGAAGCCTAAGCAGGTCCGCACTGTCTTCCAGATGGCTAAGCTGGATGCCAGCAAGAAGGACCTAGACAAGTTCGTCAAGTCTCTCAAGGACACTAAGAAGAGTGCAGACGATGTCAGTAAGCAGAAGGTTAAGGTCCACTGGACTGATGACCTTCTGAGAGGCATCAAGCAGGGTGTCCAGAACAGTGTTAGTCAGCTGAAGGACCTGAAGGCAAAGCTGCGTGACAGCACGAAGGGTGCGAAGCCCAACCTCTCGTCCTTCCACTCTGGCATCAAGCAGGGTACTGCTCAGGCTGCTGGCGAGGCTTCTACAGGAGGACACAGCGTAGGTACTGCCCTGAAGAGTGGCGTGATGGGTGGCCTCGCTGGACTGATGTCTTCGCTATCTGGTGCAGTTGCTGCAGCTGTGCACGCCGCTATCGCCGCTGGTCGTGCTGCTGCGAAGGCGCACTCTCCTTCCTTGGAGATGATGGAGCTCGGTCAAGACATGGTTGATGGTCTTCTGATTCCGTTCGAGAAGACGAAGAACAAGGATCACGCTAGCAAGGCGTCTGCCAAACTCGTCAAGCACATCATGGCAGAGATCCAGAAGAACATCCTGCACGACATCGGTACCGAAGGATACAAGGTCTCTATCGGGAAGTTCCTTGATATTGCTCGGGAACAGATCGACAAGAAGCTGGACGACATCGCCAAGCACCTGAAGGGTAAGGCGAAGAAGGCGTTCGAGAAGTCGCGCGGCAAGAAGGTCAAGTCGTACCTTGCTGACGTTGCCGATGACATCAAGCACAATGTCAATCGTCTAGAGCACCTGAATGCACGTCTCAAGAAGGTTCGTAAGGATCTAGCGGACGCTCAGAATGCACTCGACGACATCAAGGGGAAGAAGACCAGCTTCGCTGGTGCGATCACCGACTATGGCAGCTTCGGCTCGTTCGGTCTCGAGGTCGTTACGGTAGACACGATCTCTGCTACGATGTCGCGTAGGCTTCAGGATATTCAGGCGTTCGGTGATAACTTGAATCAGCTCAAGGTGATGGGATTCAGTCAGCAGGTCATCGACATGATCCTTGCTATGCCTATTCAGGACGCGATGGCATACGCTGCAGCACTCGTCAAGGCGACACCTGGCCAAGTTGGAAGTATCAATCAGATGAATACACAGCTTGCTGGTGTTGGCGGACTCGCCGACCAGATCAGTAGTGCTATGTACGATGCAGGCATTACTGCTGCACAGTCTCTCGTCGATGGCCTTAAGTCCAAGGAAGAGGACTTGGAAGAGATCGCACGTAGGCTCGGACACAAGATCGCTAAGGCAATCAAGGACGAGCTGAAGATGAAGTCACCCTCGAAGGTGGCTTTGGCGATTGCACACAACTTCGGCAACTCTCTTGGAAAGGGTCTTTCTTCTCACGAGGGCGACCTCGATAACATCTCTCGTCGCCTTGCTGTAGCAATGCAACCTTCGCCGAGCAGTACTTATACCGCACGTCCAGCGAATAGGTCTTCTGACAGTGCACCAGCTGGCAACCAGACCATTCAGAAGATTGGTCCCTTCTACACCACCGATCCTAATCCACGTGCTTGGGCATCTAAGGTTGGTTGGCATCTTGCGACAAGGACAGGTCTGTGAGCACTCGCTTCTACTTCGCGCCAGCAGATGCGCCTTCTATCGCTCCTGCGATCTCGTCTGCCTGGGAGCAGTCAGGTCCTACAGGCGGCTATCAGAAGGGAACGTTGAAGCCTGCTCCTGAAGGTGCAGCTCTCATAGGCGGCTCAGGCGGTGTAGGAACCAAGAGTAGTGCTACAACTCCGTGGGACATGATCTCGGGGCAGTTCATCAGTCGTCCGCTACCCACAGCTGGAACGCTCAGTGGTACCTTCGATCTCGTAGTTCAGGTACTTGAGAGCATTGCAGCCGCTGACATGATGTTGCAGTGCGTCATTCGCGTTGTTGATGGTCCTGGAACTACTGTACGAGGCACTGCTTATGCTGGTCAGACCAATACGACCGTCGTCACTACTGCTGGTGCACAGAACCAGGAGTTCTCGCTCAGCCCTGCGCAGGAGACTCGTTGGTGGTCAGCAATTGCGTTGTCGAACGTAAACTACTCGGCAGGCGATCGTATCGTTGTGGAGATTGGTGCGCGCTCTGTCAATGCAGCTGCAACGGGTGCGGGCAATGTGTATGTTTGGGATGCTACAAACGTAGGACCCATTGACAGTAGAGGTGATCTGGTAAAGGGTAATGCTACACCTATTGCCAGCTACTCGTCAGTTTGGGGCGCTCCTCGGTCTTGGATCGAGTTCTCTCAGGATCTCTATCCTACATTGACAGCTGAACAGTATCGCTTCATGGATGATGGCATCACCCTGAACACTAGTCCGTCCCTTCCCTTCGTCGACATCACTAGCGTGGAAGGTCTCGACTCTACTGACGTACGCCTCCAGACTCATGACCGTGAAGGTCTCCATGGTGGCTATGCTGCCTCACAGTTCGAAACGCTTCGAACTGTCACGCTTGAAGGCATCGTCTATGCTGATCCGCTCAACATGGAGGCATACCTCGACTCACTAAAGGCGAACTTCGCACCCTCGACTGTCGACAAGAAGCTCTACTTCGGTACTGATACAGGCATGCGCTTCGTGTGGGGGAAGTCACAGGGCTTCAAGTACGCAAAGGACAACCAGCGCGGTCGTGGTGTTGTCAACTTCCAAGTGCAGATCGTCTGTCAGGACCCCCGTATCTACTCGCCTACGGAGATCACTACCTCTGCAAATGCTACTGACGCTGTTACCAACGCGTACACAGTTGTGAACAACCCGGGCAACCGTGATACGTTCTCGCGCTTCAACATCTTTGGTCCTGCTGAGACAGGCATGCTTATCATTCTCCAAAGCGGCCTGGGAAGGATGCAGCTACAGTACAATGGTGCACTAGCTGCAGGTGACCTCTTGACTGTCGATACAGAGCGTCGGACGGTCATGCTGAACTACTTCACCAACGTTCGAGGGAACCTGGGAGCTTTCACTACCGGCACCCTTTGGCTTCCTCTGCAGCCTGGTGACAATCGTTTTCAGTGTCAACGTGGCGGTGCAACCGTCTTCAGCTACCAGCACACGTTTAGACCTGCGTGGAGGTGACGTATGGCACAGATGCGTTACTACACCGCCGACCTTCTCACTAACACCATTATGGCTGAGCTGCCTCTCTATGGCGTCAACATGGACAAGTCGTTGAGCGCTGCAGGCAACTTCACTGGTACATACCAATTGGGTGTTAGCGGATCTGACTTCGATCAGTACCTGATGGATGGTACGATTCCCGGTCAACAGGCAATCTTCGTTGAGCGAAATAACGTAGTCATCTGGGCTGGTCCTATCTGGGTTCGTACCTACCAAGGCGGCTCCTATACAGTTCAGCTGCAGGCTCAGACGTACGAATCAGTCTTCGAGCACATCGTGATGACAACTGACCAGGTTTATGGTGCTACTGACCAGAACACTATTCTGTCGACGTGGCTTACGGCGATGATGGCTCAGACTAACAACGGCTTCGGTCTGACATATAGCGGTCCTGGTGCTACTGGTGTAACTCGTAGCATTCAGTTCCCTGCTGCCGAAGAGCACTTCGCTATCGACCTACTGAACGCTATTGCTCATGGAGCACAGGGTGGTGCTTCAAATGGTATGGACTATACTGTCAACGTAGCAAGTCCATCTAGCAAGACGTTTCTGGCTACCTACGCTGCTGCTGCTCCAACCGACTCCGGTCTCTTCTTCGAGTACCCTGGGCAGATTCAGAACTTCTGGTACTCTGAGAGTGCACAGAGAGGTGCTGTTCGGTCAGCTGCTCTGGGCGCAGGTCTATCTGCTACAGGTACTTTGAGTGGCTCGGGTAGCAGACCGTACTTCTGGCGAGTCGAGCAGTTCTCTGATATTGCAGACCAGAATCTTCTACAGCAGAAGGCGAACGAACTGCTACAGATGCCCTTCATCTCACCTACCTTCGAGCTGTCTGATGCGAACGACTTCGTTAGTGGTTGGGACAAGTGTGGACAAACGTTCAGCGTTCGCGTTCAAGATCCTCGCTTTCCTACTGGGAACACTATTACATCGCGTATGCTAGGTTGGTCTTACACCCCTGAGCAGTCCGACTCTGATGAGAGTGTTCAGTTCACATTGGAGACCGACACATGACCGTGATGCCTAACGACCCTAACATCTATGCTC